ATCAATCTTGGAGTTGTAAGCATTAACTGATGCCATGATTAATATCCTGCCTGGTCATAAGGATTGAATCCAGGGTTTGCCGCAGGACCCGTTGGCGAAGTTTCAGTGTTGATTTTTGGACCCAATGGAAAGAACGGTCCTTGTTTGGCTGCTTCGGGTGTGCCTCCGGCCAATGCTGGTGCCAGATTGTTCAGTATCTGTTGAGTATATGCTCCGGATCCTGCCAAGGCACCACTCAAGAAACTGCTGGCCACAGGAACCAGTCCTTGCCCCACTGCACCAATCACGTTCTGCAAAGTATTTTGACCAGTAGACAAGGCCTGTAGGTCTTGCTTGTCGCCTTGTGGAGTTTGGCGTATGGTGCCTTGTGTCATCACTGTGTTGGTGCTGCCTGGCACCGAGATTGGACTCTTGACCACATCATAGAAACTAGGATCAGCAAAACCTGTGACAGGATCGCTGGGTGTGTTGCCACCAACTGCGCCTGAATAGTATTTGACATTCTCATAGCGGATAGTCATGGTATGTGTGACTATGCCGTTGCCTTGACTGTAGTCATAGGTGTCATGCAACCATTCTGAAATCATTGGGTTGATCATGGTGTACTGTGCATAGCTTTTCTGAGCCATGCCGTAGATGGTTATGTCTCGGAAGAATGGTTCTTGTCCGCTGGCAGGGCCAGTGAGCAGGCTACTGGCCAGACTCTGCAAACTAGGGTTGGCATAGCCTTGTCCACTCAAGCCCCATTTCTGAACCAGACGAACAGGATTGTATTGGTCTTGTGCACCGTAACTGAATCCGCTGGGCAGGCCGCTGATCTGTCCCAACACTCCACTTTGTGCAGGAGTGTTGCCATACTTGTATTGCGGATCTGCATAGTAGTACTGATAATACTGATACCACATGTTGCGTATCAGATCACTGTGGTCGTCGTTGAACACGATCTGACAAGGATTGTAATTGATCTTGGTCTGTATCAGGCGCTTGCGATTGTACTGATTCATAGTGCCAACGTCTACCTGGTATCCTGGCAACTGTGCAGTCTTGACCATAAGCCCAATGGTACTGCTTTTGCCTCCTGATATCAAATTGGCCACTGCAGGTATGTTGGTATTTAGATTGAAGTAAACATAAAATAAAAACTTGTTGCGCGGTGCTAGGTCATACCCACTAGATCTAAATGTTTTACTAGCGTGAGAATAATCCTTCAGCCCTTGGATTTCACCATTGACTGAAGGAAACGGCTGTAAAGAATCTTGGCCAAAATAAGCCATAGACTATTAGCCTGTAGCTACGTTATTGACTGTCAACGGAATTGATGCGCCAACACCCACGTCTGCACCAGTGGTGGTCTGTAGAGCATTGTCATAACGGATGGTCATGGTCACTGTCATAGGCTCAGTGCCAGTGGCATAGTTGGCTTCGTTGTAGTTGACTCCTTGGAGATAGCATCCCAAGATAGTCCAAGTTTCAAGAGCGATTGGAGCATTGGCACCATTACCGCCATCCAGCACTTCAAACACTGTGGTAAACTTGTAATCAATGCCCGATGCGGCACTGCTTTGTTCTGCAAAATCCAACTGCTTCTGTAGTTGTTCACCAACCAAACGGCTCACATTGCCGCCGGCATCATCACGAACCTGGCAAGTGATATCGCCCCAGCTGTGTTTGCCTGCTAACCGTATGGTGCTGTTGTAGATAGGCAGATCAATATTGTCAAAAGTGACCTGTGGACGACTAAAGTCCATGACCTGTTTGGTCAATTCTGTGGTAGGTTGTGTTACGCCCAAGCCTAAAAAAGTAACGCGAAAGCGATACCTGAGCTTTGGCATCAACAGACCTTGTGTTGGATTGCTTTGATCGCTGGCCAACGGAACGGTCAGTTTTGTCAATGATGATGTGGCCATTTGTGTCTTCTCCTGATATACGTTTATTTATGGCATTGAGTTGGGTCCTAAAGACCCAATCTCATTATGCTGATGCCTGTGCCGCTATAGTTCCTGTGTTTTGAATACGCATCGGTATGTAGATAAACTCCACAGCTTTGACTGGTTCTATAGCTATGTCTACATACAACTCGTTGCGATCAATCGTGGATGGCGTATTGTTGGTCAAATCACAGACCACCAAGTAGTCATACAAGCCACGTTTGTTGACCAAATCACTCATGAGTGCTGTAATCTGGTTGGTTATAGCGCTGCGAGTGATGGTATCATTGGGTTCAAACAAGTACTGGTTACCAATAATTTCCAAACGTCCACGTATGTAAGCAACAAGTCGTGCCACGTTGATACGATCCAACGCTGTGGCTGTACCTTGCAGAGTATGGTTACCAAAGTTCACAATACCTGTGCCAGGTATGAATGTGATTGGATTAACATTATTGCTGTAAAGCACATCACGCAGGCCTTGATTTACGCCTAGAGGTTGGAATTCGCCTGTTTGTGCATTCAAGTATCCAATCTGTTGTGCATTATCAACCACACCACGGCGCAAGCCTGCTGGTGCAAACCATGGATAAGCAACACTGTCGCTACGGATAATAGTACGCAACATCATGTGACTTGGTGCTGTTACCACAATGTTACCTGTCAGATCGGTTGTGGTGCAACTTGGATAGAAAGCAGCAGCGTAGGAATCTCCACCGGATAGATTGCCGTCACCGTTAGGAAGACCTAGGCCATTGTTGTTGGTAGCCCAAGTTACCACTTCATCTGGTGTCAATCGCAATGGTGTGTCTACCACGCTGAATCCTGTCTCGCCACGATCGTTGTTGAGTACCACCATGTTGGGTGCCAACTCTGGATACTGTGGGCAAGCAATCAAATTGTACTGTGCTTGTTGCTCACGTAACTGTGTGCTGGTATCAATGGCCACTCTCAATGCTTGTACAATCAAAGTACGTTGAGCTTGACGACCCATGTTGGCAGCGCCATCGGCACGATTGCCTGAAGCTGTTACCCATGCATTGGTCACTGTTGGTATAACTGCTGGAGGTGGATAGGACTGAGCATTGAAGTAGTTGACTTGGAAGCTCTTGACGTTGAATCCACTACGGCGTGTGTTGAACAACAAGATACCTTCAGGATATAGGTCAGGATCCGGAGCATCCAAATCCAAATAATCGCTGATCAACAAACTAGTAATGCTGGGGATTGGATCTGCGATAGGATCTGTGGTACCGTTGGGTGCCCAACGAGCATCGGCAAATAACACGCCATTGATCGTGGTCTGATCGGTGTTGTTGATCTGTACCCATTGATCATCACCGTTTACTTGTTCCCAACGATAGAGCAATGGATAATTTTCCAAATCACTGGTGTCAATCCACAAGTCACCATAAACCAACGGGCTTTGTGCTTCGTCAGTCTGTGTGGTTGGTGCGGTGGCACTGAATATAGGACCGTCAGCATTGGTGTTGCTTAGATTATAGCCACGCACATCATTGGTGACCATTTGATAACCCATCCATGCTCCGTTGTTTTGGATCATGATGTCAGCTGTGGTTGCATCACTGTAGTACCACAATGTGCCATCTGCTGGATCAACGTCGGGTGCGCTGAATGAAGGAGTGTACTGGAATGTTGGAGCAGTTACCCAGTTGCTGAGTAATATGCCCACTGCTACACCGCCTTGATACCAGTTACGGATACCCGGAATTGGCTGTTGTGTAGTAGGATTGACCAAAACAAATCCAGCATCAGCCAATGGTGTGTTGGTACCGTCATCTAGGTAGATATCTCCACCTGTGGCATGTACAAACACTATTTGACCTGCACTATTTACTGAAGCTGCCACATTTGGTAGATTAGCAGCACTCACAGCAGCCTCAAAATCTGCCGGGCTGGTACCATTGATGGTCACAGTGACAGGATTGTCGACAAAGTTTTGTTCGGGTTCTGTGGCTGACATAGTAAATGTGGATCCACTTATAAATGATGGATTGGTCACATAACCAGTGACTACTGTAGGACCAGTTGCCACACGTTCAAATATTGTGAGTCCGCTGGAGCTTTGTTGGAGAGGATCTATCTCGGCATAGGTGGTTCCGGCAGGAATAGCCTGACCACCAGTGACTGGATCTAACGCATACAGAGCAGCAGCATCGTTGTTGTAGACCGGAGTGGCTTGTAATACCCAGGTGCCCAAGGTAGCGTTGTAACGTTTGACTTGGATAAACATGCCCTGATTTACTTCGTTCTGTTGTTGGAACACACTGCCAGTAGGCTTAGGACCATTGATGGGTGGCGAATATGTATCAGTGGTGCGCCATCTTGGAGCTTGGTAGTTGGCACCATGATAATAGGCTGGAGCCGAATATTCATCTGCAGTAATACCCAAGGTTGCCAACGGAGTGCCAGAAATGTTGTTGATTGCAATAACTCCCTGATTCAAAGTACTGCCGTCATTGGTAGCATCACCATCAGCGTACAAGGTCAACTTGCCACCTATGTTGGCAGCATACACACCCTGATTATTCATGGAGTTGTTGATATTTGTAACCAACTGTGTCACTGTGTTGTTGGGCGCAGCAGGCACGGTGAATACCACGTCGTTGATGGCAAAGCTGGTGCCAGCAGCAATACTGGTAGGAGCCAAGGTGCCTTGTATTGTGGGCCACGCAGTTTTCCATACATCACTGCCAATCAGTACCCATGTGTTATAAAGATCACCTGCACTGAAGCCGTCTTGGATCCAACCCGGTGCTTGAGCACTGGTAGGACCACCGCGTTTGAAATAACCAGGATTTTGCAAATTGTATGTGACCACACAGTAGTCGCCAATGGATCCAAAACTGCTGACCGGCACACCACTTTCCAACTGAGCATCAGTGTTGATTATTAATGGTGTTTTTTTAGTAAATGTGGATGTGGTTTCATTCCATTCAGTAAAGCCCCATCTGGTGTTGGTGGTGTCCAACCAGAATGTGCCGTTGGCCGGATCGCCGGATGGGCGTACTAAAGTAGCTGTCAAGGCCGCCAAATCTATATCGGCACGCATCACATAGGCAATGTTGGTCACGCCCAAAGCCGAGTAGGCTGCTAACAGGCCGTATTCGTTGAGTTCGTAGCCGTTGATCGGAGTACCGGCTGTGGTGTTGTAGAAGAATGGTACACCAAACGTAGATAACAAATCTCGTTGGCTGGTCATTAGGTACAGTTTATTAGCATTGGCAGCCAGTGTTCCTGGGGCTATTCCTGTGCCTGCGCCAGACACTTTGTTCTGGGCTGTGGCCACTAAAATAAACGGAACCGAGCTTGCGGCAGCGGGTGTGTAATTGCTTTGGTCAATTACACTGACTTGTACACCTGGGGATAATAAGGCCATAACATATTCCTTTTTTTAATTATAGATATTTATTGAAAATGGCAAAAAGATCATTGTAGAACGTCCCTTTGCCAAAGGTTTTGGAGTAAATATACCATGGATCGACCCAGTTGCCGTGCTTGCAATCAACGATTGTGTGCTGTGAACTATGTGAACAACGGAATCACACACTATCGTAGTCGGTGTGAACATTGTGTAAGGAGAGGGCGTGGCATCAAGCCACCTGAACCCAGATGGAAAAGCTCAGGTTACAAAAAGAAAAACACCTGTGATCGGTGTGGCTTTCGCGGCAAGTACACAGCACAGCTCATGGTGTTTCACGTGGATGGCAATCTCAACAACAGCAACCTAAGAAACCTCAAAACAATCTGCCAGAACTGTGCTATAGAAATCAAAAAATCAGACGTTAATTGGACTCCGGGAGACCTTGAACCAGATCGTTGATCTGCGAGTACAAGTGATCCATGCTGGAATTGTTGTCTATCACAGCGTCAAACTCAGTGCCAATCCAAGCAGTTTCACTGGCATGAACTTTGTATTTGGCCAATTGATCTTTGCTCAATGACCAGGTGATATTTGTGGGTCCTGCATTTACAGATTCAGCCAGTGGGTACCATTCTGGATCCGGCCCTCTACGCACTCTTATAACCAAGCCACCGGCATTTTTTATGGCTGAAATTTCGTTGGGGAATCTGCAATCTGAAATCACCACATCGTCAGTAGTCTTGCGCAGTTTGTTTTCCAAGCTGGCAATCCAGGTGTCGTCGTGAAAACTCTTGCGTACAACTTCGGTGCCCCAGTATTGTAACACCCAGCGTGGAGTAAGATCGGGCATGCCCAAACGGTCAGCCCACCATGGATCCACTTGCTCGCGCCAGGCTCGGCTGTGTTTGGTACGGCCTTCTAGCAGTTCACGGTCCCACCCAAACACATTGGACACAGCATCTTTAAGAGTGTTGGCAAAACTTTCTCTGCGGAATTGATGTATGTTTACTAGATAGTCTGCTATGGTGTCTTTGCCGGCACCAATCAGTCCGCATACTCCGATGATCATCTGATTTCCTTTACGTTCAAGTGTTTGAGTGTGGCCTGCAACATGTCAATCTGCCTGCGGCAGTCTTCAAGTGCGTGATGGCTAGTGGCAGGCTTGGGCAAGCCGGGCCATAAACTGTAAACTGTTCTGGCATCACGCACATTGTAAAACTGCCAAGGCAGGCTTTTGCCGTAGCTCTTGTAGGCATGTTCCAGGATATTCATGTCGTAGGTAGGACCGTTGGCCCAGATAAATTTGTGTTGCCAAGCCAGTTTGTAAAGACTGTCCAGAGCTTGATCAAGATCCACACGGCCTTCTTCCATGAATGCTTCGACCTGTGCTTCTTTCTGAGTTGACCACCATTGTATGGTGCCTTCCTCTATCTTGCGATTTTCTTGGCTCTCAAGAGTGATGCGGGCATAGTAGCAAC